CTCCATCCCACCAAATATTTTTAATGTTGTGTGAGACATTCTTTAAATTTATAACTTGAGAATCTGGGTGGTCTAACTCACCTAATGCTCTGTTTTCTTTAATGGGTCCTTCTGTATATTTGTTAACTTCTCTTTCTAAAACTTCACGGGGATAATATCTACCATTACCATTTTTAGTTTCGGCGGATTGAAGCCTCCCTTCCACAAGCAAATTACCTTCGTTGGTTTTAACAGCTTCGGTAATTGCTTGGGGGGAAAGTGTAAAAAGTTGAGTATCTATGAGAGTTTGTCTCATTTATGCTTACTATTGTTGTTGTAGTTAGCTTCAGCTTGAGTGTAATATTTTTCGTAAAGAGCAATTTCTTTTTGTAAAGCAGCTGTTTTTCTTTCATCAATAAATTCTGCTAAATTAGCATCTTCATTTATGGTTTCAAGAGTTTTCTTTAATTCATTTATTTTACCACCATATGCTTCTTTAGCTACTCTCATTTTAGCCATTTCTCCTATTTTTTCAACTTCTTTTATAAAGTTTTCAGGAGTCATTTTTTTACCCATGCCTTCTTTTTTAGGTTCCATCTCTTCTTTTTTAGGTTCCATCTCTTCTTTATTCATTTTTTCTCCTGCTTTTTTACCTGCTTCGTATTCACGAGCTCCATATCCTTCTTCTTTAGTTTCTTTTTCTTCAGCTAAATATTTAGCAAATTTATCTTCATATGAAGGGGTTTTACGCTCAGCAAAAGGATTGCCTATAGATGGTATTCCAGCTACGGCTTCTTCAAGTAATTCTTTAAGTTGTGTTGATTTGTTCATTTTATTTTCTTTTATGTCTCCGTAGCCGGAGGATTTATGTTTACCAGTTGGTTCTTTTCCGTTTTCTAATTCTGTGTAGCCTAAATCTTTTATACCAAAAGCAGCATTTTTCATATAGTATAAAGGATCTTTTTCTAAATTTTTAGTTACAATGTCTTTAGCTTTAAGTAAAGCCTCAGAGGGATTTTCTGCTAATAATTCAGCATTTTCTTCCATTTCAAATCTTAAACCATTAAGGTATTGATCAAAAATTTGATTATTTAAATTTTTAGAATCCTTATAATCATACCCAGCAGTTTCAGCTTGGTTTACCTCTTTGGTTGTTTTAGTTTCAGTAGCTTTAGCTTCCTCATTTACAAATTTATCAAAAGTAGTAAAAGGATTTAAACCTGTAGAAGGTATTAAAGGGAATATATTTTCGCTAATTACATTACGCTGTTTAAGTAATTTAGTGGCATGGGTAAATCCCGTGGCATTGGGAACAATATTGGGGAATAAACGTTTCGCTTCTTTTAAAAACACACCTTTGTGTCCTTTTCCTTTTTTAATTAAATTATATTGTTCTTGCAATGTTTTCATGGTAATACATATTTATTTTTTATACAAATTAACATAATCAAATCCTTTAGATTTTTTTCTAAGTGATTTTTGGTTAACAGGTTTATATCCTAATTTTTTAGTATAATAATTAGATGCCTTACCAAAAGCATATTTAGTTAAATACCCCCCAGCTGCACCTGAAGTGCTAATTTCTTGGACTGAGGATTTAACCATAGCATACTGTTCAGGGTAATTTTTTCTAAAAAAAGTTCTAAATGAGTTAAAAGTATTGTTTACTTGGGTGGATTGAGCCTGGTATTGCCCATCACTTTTTAGGTTATTATTTCTTGCTAAATCTTTGGCAATCTCTCTAGCATCATCTAAAGTATTAAATAATTCTATAAAACTTGGAAGTTTAATAATATTATGGGTTATACCTCCACCTTCCCCTCTTTTAGAGGGATCATCAGCTTTATAATAAGTGTCTAAATTACCCGAAAAAAAATCATCTGTGCTTACAGGGCCATACTTATCCTCAATCTTTTTAAGGAAATTAGGATTTAAATCTTTGGGTTTAATGGTTTCAGCCATTATTTACTTTAGAAAGTTCTTCAGTTAATTCATAATACTGGAGGAGGTTGGTTAGGTCATCATTGTTTATTTTAGACCCTTTATCAATTTCAGTTAACAATTTAATAATTTCTACTAATTTAATTTTTGTAGTATTATCTTTAACTTTTTTTACTTGAGAAAGAAGAATATTTTTAATTTCAAGTATTTTAGTATTATAAATTTCTTTTAAGCGGGGAGTATTATCAATAGAATTAATAAATTCTTTAAGGATTTTTTTCTGGGGGTGGTTTAAGTTAGAATATTTACCATTAAACTTTTCGAGCATTACCTTATAAGTAAGAATTCTTAAATCTTTATCATATTTAGAGAACTCTTCAATCAAATTTTCTTTAACTTTTTGAGTATTAATAGGAGATTGAGTAAGATATTCTAATATAGAAATTTTATTTGAAATAATTTCATCAGTTTCGGATAATCTATCAGAACTAAAAATTTCTACTAATTTATAAAAGGAGGCGTATGCTTTGTATCCTACAACCTGGTGTTTAAAAAATTCATCTAAATTATAATGATTTTTAATTTCATTTATAAGATTATATTTTTCTCTTCTTAAAATACTTCTATTTAATTTACGGGAAGCTTCTAATATAGTACTTAATGTAATATCTGCTTTGTTTTCTGTTAAATTTTTATTTTTAAATAAAGATTCATACAACTTATATTCTTTACCTAATTCGGTTTTTGTAAAAGATTTTTTTAAAATATTTAAAGCAGGAGAATTTTCACCCCCAGAGAGAGTGTCAGCAGTAATTTGCCTTACTAAAAGTTCAAATAAAAGTCCAGTATTTTTATACTTGGAATGTTTAATTCGCATCTCAGGGTTTTTTATAAATATATAAAGATTTTAGTTCCTTAATTGATTTTCATCTAAAAATGATTCTTCATTTTCAAATACTAACTGTTTATTACTAATTGGTATTTTATTTAACATATCTCTGTTTTGAAGATAAACATTTTTAGTTTCAAGGGCTAAAGGGGATCCACCTTTATAAGTAGGTTTTATTGAATCAGAATCATTTTTATCAGTACCCTTCATTCTTTTTACTCCTAATCTATCTTTACCAAAATTACCATCTTGAGTATTAATATCAGAAACTTTTTCTTCAGGACGCCCTAAATCTTCTTCCTTATACCCAGCAGGTACATTATCGGGATCATCATAATACCTACCTTTTCCATATAATGAAGCTAAATCGTGGGGAGTACCGTATGATTGGCCTGTTTCTACAGGATCATTTCCTTCAGCTTCTATTTGAGCTAAGCGGAAGGCACGTTTTGCATCTTCTCTTGATAAATCTCTAAACTCATGATATTGATCTTCACTAAAGTGGAACAAATGATCATATATAAAATCAGTTGGAAATAATTTTTTATCTATAATAGAACTAGCTAGTTCAACTTTTTCTTTCATTAATGCTACCCTTTCCTGGTCGTATATTATTGAGGGTGTGGTTAGAGATAGTTCAAAATTGGTTAACTCATCATTATCATATCCTTGTGTGTAAAGATGTACAATAGCGATTTTAGTTAATTCCGATGTTAGGATTCTTTGAATACGTTCAATAGTACGAGCAAATCTAATGTCCATGGCTGCCAAAGTGGCTTTGCCTTCAGTATTTTCATCGTACCCCATAAATGCTTTAGGAATTTTAAGAGCAGCAAATAATTTATCCCTTAAATATATTATATCTGTTATACCATCATATTGTAACCCTTGTAAAGTATCAATTTTGGTAAGCCCCCCATCATTTCCTCTTACAGGAATATAATAATCTTCCAATAAATTTTGCATATTAAATTTAAGATTATAATCACCTGTTTGATTATCTACATAAGGAGTACGCTTTAACTGAGAAATTGTTTTTTGCATAAAGTTTTCTACTTCAGCAGGTGGAATAGCACCAATATTCATATAAAATATACGTTTTTCGGGTGCACGAACAATTCTATGCACTAACATAGCGTCCTCCATAAGCATGTATTGTTTAAATAACTTACGGGCGGGTTCTATATAACTTCTACCATAAGGTAAATAATTTACATCTGATAGGAGTCTGAAGTGGGCTATTTCATAATTATCAAAATATATAGCTCTTCCCCCAGAAGAAGATTTAGAGGAGGTTTGCAACCCCCCAAAATACCCACCATATTCACCACCCCCACTTAACCCATCAGGATCAAATTTAAATTTAACTTCGGTTTGATGAACATTTTCTTCATTAATTTGCTCTTCTCTAACGATATTGTAAGCGGTGTATGGGATTACATTATAAACTCCAAATTTTTCTGCTATTTCTAATTTTAAGAAAAAATCACCATATTTACACATTTGCCTAACCCACATCCATAAATTAAATTCTATATTTAGTACATCATAGAATAAATTATATAGAATTTTTTGCAATTTTTCATCAGATGATTTAATTTGGAGAACCTCTCCCATACTATTTTTTAAAGTAGATTCATCAGCCAATATATCTAAAGCAGAAGCTACAATAGCATCAGTATCCATAGCTTCATAATCAGAATAAAGTTGAGTTCTTAAAGTTTGATAATTTAAAGCAGGATTATAAATAGGAGCTTGATTAGTAGTATACATTCTATTGTATCTATCAATCATAGAATTAGTTTCTACTTGCCCTGTTTGCTGTAACTTGTTAAAATCAACAACTTTGAGGCTATTACCCCCTACATTTTTTACGATTACATCCGTAGAAAATAACCTTTTTAATCTTGTAAATATACTAGTATCTGCCATAATGTGTTAATAAATATTATAAAAGCCAACTAAAATCTTCTTTTCCACCTTGACCGTTATCCATGTGATATGGGTTATCTTTCCCTTTAGAAAAATAAGCCCCGGCATATGCAACTGTGTTTTTGTGGTATGAGGTTAATGTTGCTCTTGTTATGTCTAATCCTTGTTGTTTAAATTTCAGTGCCGTATCCCTTACATATAAACCCATTCCAAAACTCATAACTAAATCATCATTATAGCCTTGTTGGGCCTCTGCTCTACCATATTTCCAAATAAACGTTTTCATTTCTTCTAATAAACGTTTTGATTGAATGGTAACTCCTTTATCTGAGACATATTCTTGGAATTTACCTATTACCATAGGTCGAGTTCGAGAAGACATAGTAAAGCCTGCAGTCATATTAGAATTATTTTCATAATTTTGTAAATAGGATTCA